CGAACGAAAGGAGATTTTTGGAGAATTTCCTTCTTGTCACGGAAGTTACACACCGGTTTTGACTCGTCGCGAGCTAAAGGACATTCTTTTGAGTCTTTCGAAAGAAGACGCTGAATGGGCATCTGAAATTTTAGAGGAATTTATCTAAGGAACATTATGCCTAACGGCGTAGAACAAAAAGAAACATTTGTTCGGTGGTTCGGTCGCAGTCTTGAGATAGAAGACTGTGATCCATCACTGTACATGACGAATTATTTCTTTGATCGGTTCGAGTATAACAAAGAGCAGCGTCTTTGGTTGACGTGGTTGTATGGTAACACCTACTATTGGCCAACCTCTTACGTGATATGGAACGAGTTTCCTGATATGGAACTTGTTGGTGTTGATCGTCTTAAACAATGGAACGATGAGAACTACAAACGTCTTCGGTATCAAACAGACACAAAATGGAACAAGGGACACTTACCCGCCATGTTTGAGTCTTATAAAGATTTCGTTGGTGTTCGTTCTCAGCGTGAGGCGTTGACCGAAGGTTTCGTTGGAGAACCGATTAAAGACTTTTATACTCTTTGGAAAACTACCAACAAATGGCATAAGTTTGGTAGATATACTTCTTGGTTCTATATCCAAACTCTCAAACAGTGTTGTGATATTGACATCGATGTCGACAGTCTTTGGTTCCATGATCATAGCGGTAGTCGTTCTCATCGTAACGGTATGTGCCTTGCTATTGACAAACCAGAATGGGTTGATAAGAAACTTGATAAAGAGCAGATCGATTTCCTCGAGGGAGAGGCGAGAGAAATGCTACAAGAAACGAGGTATAAATACCCACACGTTGCAGAGAAAGCGGACTTCTTCGCTATGGAGACGTGCCTCTGCTCCTTTAAAAAACTGTTCCGTAAGTCTCGTGGTCGTTACCTTGGTTATTACCTAGATAGGCAAGCAGAGGAAATTAAGAAGGTTGAAAACGATAACTGGGTTGGTATTGATTGGAAACCTATGTGGCAAGCACGTGAAGAGACCGTTGATAAACAATGGTTGACTAATGAGATAAAAAAGTATAAAATGGAATGGTACTTGGATACTGGAGACTTTGAACAAGTTTCTACTGGACTTGAGGAATTTATGGTATGAAAGTAATTATAGCGGACAAAGTATATAAGAGTGATCATAAACTCGGTACATATATGGAAGATACCGACTATGATCTGTTGGTTGAAGAGGATATGGATTTCTATGCTCCGATTCAAGAACTTGGTAGAACAGAACCATCAGAGGAAGAATGCATCTTTAAGTTTCGTAAGAATCGATTCACCAGAGAAGAACAACTCGGCGCGTATGAAGGTTTGGTTAATGCTGCGCTACCAACTCAGAACAGAGGTCTTGCTGCTGGACCAAAGGGTGAGCGACAAGGTGGACGTAATTGGTGTACTGAAGAACAGATAGAGATCATGGAATACTTCATGACCGGAACTAAAGCATCTCTCTTTGAAGAAGATGGAGACCCGATTGAGAATATTAAGAAACGCCATGCTGAAGCAAAAGATCCATCAGAAGCGAGAGGTATTGTTTGGATCAAATCTAAGATAGAAGAAGAAGGATATGATTACGAGAAATTCTTCGACATTAAGGTAGAAGAAATACTTAGACTACCTGTTCAAGATCAAGGACCAGCAGCAAAGAATTTATTTGAAGAATATGTTTCAAACACAACCTACGCAAACCAAGTGTTATCAGGTATTGCTGGGTTTTTTGATCGGTATCCTCGTATACCATGGGGTCGTGCCACCTCTTATACTGAACATAATCGTGAGACCTACGAGCTCTGTTATCCGTTTATGCGCAAACTCTCGAATGAGTTTCAGCGACTCTTGCCAGAACGGTTTGATGTTCAGAATAATGCGGCAAAGAAACTCGACCCCAGATTTAGAGTTGCTGGCGAGGATACACCGTTCACTACTATTACAGTGAACAAAAACTTTCGCACCTCCGCCCATCGGGATGCAGGTGATTTGCATGCAGGATTTTCAAACCTGTCGGTGATCGCGAAAGAAAGAGAGTGGGAGGGAGGGTACTTGGTTCTGCCAGAATATCGGGTCGCTATTAATATCCGTCCAGGCGATTTGTTGCTGATCAATAATCATGAAGGCATCCATGGCAACACAGAACTAATCCCTCCCGCTGGTAAGACTCTTGAAGAAATGGAACGTATCTCTCTAGTTTGCTATTTTCGTGAAAAAATGCTAGACTTGGGTAGTTGGGAATATGAATATCTACGTAGATCGTTTGTTGACGATCGTAGGACAAACAAAGATCACAAACTCTATCGTCCTCTTTGGAACGGTGTCTCTGCAAATATGTGGGAACAAACAGAGTGGTATGATTATGTCAAGAAAAATGGTAATGAAGATATGTTGAGAAGGCATCATCCCAATGCTTTAAAAGAATCGTCATCACTTGAAGAGTTTTTTGGATAATGAGAAACATATTTGCAATTGGCGGTATACCAGGAACGGGCAAGACTACATTAATGAACGCGATAATGAAAAGTATCGCCGATGATTGGGTTGCTGAGAAACCAGTGGATCTGCTCGACTCAATATATTCTAAGTCGCGTGATACCTATGTATTCGGAAAGTACTCTCCTTACTATGATGCTTAAGGATACGCGCAAGGCACCGATAAACTTAGCATGGCGGTACAACCAAAAGCGATTGAGTTTATCAAAGAAACCAAGTCTAATATTCTGTTTGAAGGTGACCGACTGTTCACTGCCTCATTACTTGAAGTTTGTGTTGAGTTGACAGACGTTGAGACTACCATCATAATCCTCAGTGCAGATGATATTGAAAAGCGATACGCGGAACGAGGTTCAGTACAAAGCGAGAAATTCATACAAGGACGTAAAACTAAGTATGATAACATCGCAAAGAATTTTTTCTTATGGGATAATATTGTTGAAATGAAACATAATACACCTGAAGATACACAAGCAATCATCTCGTTAATTCATAAGGAACAAGATCATGAAGTATAAATTTAACGAAGATCAATTGGTCAAAGAGTTACAGGAATATGTCGACCGAACCTACGATCAACATTATGCAACAGACAAATATCAGGCAACTGATATTATTATCGACTCTGGACTAGGAACTGGATTTTGCCTTGGTAATGTTCTCAAATATGCGAAGCGATATGGCAACAAAGGAACTCCTGCTGATGCTCGCAAAGACATTATGAAGATTCTTCACTATGCTTTAATTCAGTTACATATTCATGATCAAGAGCATAAGCAACAATCCGAAGATCGTAACCCAGCATATGGACCTTATCCTGAATACAATTCAAATTTGCGACAAGAATCAGAAGCATACGACAGATCATATGCTAAACGATTAAATGACGCTACACCTGAAGAATGGAACGGCATCAATAAAAATGGATAAGACCGAAGAAATACACGAGGTAGCGAAAGAAAAATATAAAGAAAGTCAGATGAGTAAAGCTGGCAGACTTGCCATGGAACTTAATGCTGAGAAAAAACGTCTCAAAGAAGAGATGGAAGAACTCCAATCTCAAGTTGAAGATATGTCGCCGGTTACGCCAACTGGCACACTTGATAGTTATGTAAAATGGATCGCTACTATAGCAGGAGTTTCTGGTGTTTTCTTAATGAGTTCAGGACTAAGTTTGGAAGGGCAGACTGCCTATCTATTAGCATCATGCAGTTGGACATACGTTGGCGCTGCTTGGAACGATAAGGCAATTATGATTGGCAGTTCAGTAAGCGGAACTGCAGTATTAATGAACTTAGTAACTGGTGTGCTATAAATATCTTTTTTAAAATCGGAGATATGTAATGCATGAATATAGATGTAAAATTAAGAAAGTAGTTGATGGCGATACTGTCGATGTCGACATTGACCTTGGTTTTGGTATATGGTATCTTGATCAGCGTGTTCGCCTTTACGGTATTGACACACCTGAATCTCGCACAAGAGATAAAGTTGAAAAAATCTATGGCAAAGCAGCGGGAAGATATCTTAAAGCAATGCTCGGAAAAGAATGTACTATGAGAACGCACAAGGACGCCAAAGGTAAGTTTGGTCGCATCTTAGGTGAGTTTGTTGTATATGATGCTGACTCTGACGCTTGGCGTAGTGTTAACCAACTGATGATTGAAAATCATTTGGCGGTTGCCTATCATGGTCAAAGCAAAGATGATATTGAAGAAGAGCATTTGAAAAACCGAGAATTGTTAGAACCTACTTTTTTATAAGAGAAATGAAAGGATGAATATGTAATGTCTAAATCTAATGTAGTTGATTTTGTTGCATACAAAAAATTTAAAGAAGAAACAATGCAGCAAATAGAAGAATCTAGTAACATTTTATCAGATCTTGACGAACATGAGTTGTCGGGTTTGCTTAAATTTTTAGAGGGACTTGAAGATTCGCCAAAAGTAGAGTATAGTATTACTGTTGAAGACGCTTCTTCTTATACTTTAGACAACCTTACTTATTCTATTGATTATCCTAACGATGAGGATTAATGAAAAATTTAAAAACTCCTTTGCGATATCCTGGCGGAAAATCCAGAGCAACCAAATTTCTGTTCGATTATTTGCCGAATGAAATAGGATCATATCGCGAACCGTTTTTGGGTGGCGGTTCATTTGCTATCGAATTCTCAAAACGCTACCCAGAAACACCAGTTTGGGTGAATGACATTTATCTTAATTTGTTTTGTTTTTGGGATCAATTACAAAAAAATAACGAAGCACTTCACAGTGCAATTCTTTCTAGGAAGATGCAAGCAGAATCTTATGAAGACAACACGAGAGCGCATAAAGAACTTTTTCTGGAAAGTCGAAACAACCTTGGAATGGTTTTGGATTCTTTTAGTCGTGCTGTATATTTTTTCATTGCCAATAAGTGTTCCTTTTCTGGTCTGGGTGAGTCTAGCGGATTCTCCGCAGCAGCAAGTCGATCAAACTTCTCAATCAGAAACATCAACAACCTGCCAAAATACTTGCCAATAATTAAAAACTGGACAATTACTAACCTAAACTATACTGAATTGTTAGACTGTGAGGAGACCGCATTTATCTTCGCTGATCCTCCATATGATATTAAATCATTCTTATATGGTAAAAAAGGCAAACATCATTCAGATTTTAATCATTATGATTTCTGTGAGCAAATGAAGGACTGTCCAGGCAATGTTATGATCACATACAACTCTAATGAGATTCTTCGCGAATTGTATAAAGATTGGAACCAGAAAGAATGGGACTTGACATACACGATGCATTCAGGTAAGAATTATAGAGAAGACGAAGGTAATAGAAAGGAATTATTGTTAACTAATTATGATGCATAAAGACGCTTTAAAAGAATCTATATTTGATACTGTTTTGGGGACATTAGTCAATTTCCCTTTGAACTATATTTTAATCGCATTTTGTTTGTCATTAAATATGTCTGCATTTTATATGGCAGTTTTTATGACCACAATATTGTTTATATTAGCAGTGGTAAGAAAATACTTTGTTAGAATTTTTTATGAAAGGAGAAATCATGTATCGTCAAACTAACTTGTTTCCCGAAAGAGACACTAGCAAACCTCCCTATAATGGGTTGTTCTTTTGTCCAATCAGACAGGATATGTTTAGGTGGGAAGAGTTTATTAATTGGTATGAGGCAAAGAAACTATGAAGGTTAGAGAAGAAAATACCGACATCAAAGGGTTTACTTCCGCTGCTCGTTCTGGAGTCGTTACAGTAGAGTTTGAAAAAATTAATAATGGCGGTCTGAGAGTTATGCCGTGCACGTTGAACCGCGATTTGTCTCATCACAATGTTCCTGAAATACTCGAACAAAGAGAGGACAACGACCACATTGTAGTCTGGGCGTTAGACTCAGAAGCATGGCGTTCTTTTCGAGTAGAGACTATGGTAAAATGGTATGAAGGTTATCCAGAAACCCAGACATAACTGCTTACTTTTTCGCAGTTGGTGACATAATCATCAGTGACAAAAAGTTTGCCATTAAAATTGCGATACAAGTAATACGTTTTACCGCTGATGGGTCTGTACTTTTCTAAGACCATCGTTCTTATAATGTTCATTATTTTGCCGTGTTAAGTTGCAAGTATATATAATATTTTGGGTTTTAAAAAATATTTCAGATAAAAAAAATCGATGAACAACAAAAAAGGATTTTAGAATGTCTTACTCAAAAGAAGTGATGGATCATTATGAAAACCCGAGAAATGTTGGTAAGATGGACCCTGATGATGATAACGTTGGAACGGGTATGGTAGGAGCTCCTGCTTGCGGGGATGTAATGAAACTACAAATAAAGGTAAACTCTGATGGAATTATCGAAGACGCAAAATTTAAAACATACGGATGTGGAAGTGCAATTGCTAGCAGTTCTTTACTCACTGAGTGGGTTAAGGGAAGAACCTTGGATTCTGCTCATGCTATTAGGAACTCAGATATAGCAGAAGAACTCGCGCTACCTCCAGTAAAGATTCATTGTTCAGTCTTAGCAGAAGATGCTATTAAGGCAGCAATAAAGGATTATAGAGAAAAAACAGTTTCATAATATAAATTGAGGATTACATAATGCATAAAGCAGGAAAGATATGGGGAACAACCCAGCTGGTAGAAAACACACCTTCTTTTGAATTTCATCGAATAGAATTTAAAGCGAATTCTTGTTGTTCAGAGCACTACCATGAAACTAAATGGAACGGATTCTTTGTTGAGTCTGGCCGATTATTAATTAAGACTTGGAGCGGGGATGGTCTAATTGATAATACCACACTGAAAGCAGGAGAGTATTTTAAAGTACGACCTGGAGTCTGGCACCAATTTATTGGCATCGACGAGGGTGTGGCGTTTGAGTTATATTGGGCAGAATTCAATGGTGAAGATATAGTTCGTAGGACACAAGGGCAGATTTTTGACAAAGATGCAGATGAACATGTTTCTCATCCATTTACCGATCTTAACTATGACGGACAAGATACGTGAGAATAGAAAACGATGTTAAGTTAGACTATAGCGACGTTCTTTTCAGACCAAAGCGAAGTGTTCTTGGAACTAGAAAAGAAGTAGAACTGACTAGAGAGTTTACTTTTCGTAATTATAATAACAAACGTTCTCCTCATTACACTGGTCTTCCCATTATGGCGTCAAACATGGATGGGGTCGGAACATTTGAAATGGCAGACGCTCTTCGTCAACAAGGGATGTTTACTTGCCTTAAAAAAGATTATACCGCAAAAGAATTGGGCACGTATCTTAACCTAGATTCGAAAAGAAAAGAAACTGTTGCTATTACAACAGGAATATTGAACGAAGATGTGATAAAAATAGAGCAAGTGTTTGCTGCTACGAGGTACTTTAAATATCTTTGTATTGATGTTGCCAACGGATATAGCGAAAGGTTTGTTGATTTCGTTTCTGCCATAAGAGAAAAGCATAGTGATCTTGTTATCATCGCCGGCAATGTAGTAACACCAGAAGTTACTGAAGAGTTGCTTTTACGAGGAGCAGATATAATAAAAGTTGGAATTGGTCCTGGAAGTGTTTGCACTACTCGCATAAAAACTGGCGTGGGATATCCTCAATTGTCTGCTGTTATAGAATGTGCTGATGCGGCACACGGACTCGGAGGACACATTATTGCTGATGGAGGTTGTTCTTCTCCAGGAGATGTAGCAAAAGCATTTGGCGCAGGAGCAGACTTTGTCATGTTAGGAGGTATGCTGGCAGGTCATGATGAAGGTGGTGGTAAAGTTAATGATGGCAAGATAACTTTTTATGGTATGAGTTCAAACAAAGCACAAAAGAACATTGGCAACATTAAACAACATCGAGCGAGCGAAGGGCGAGTAGTATCTATTCCTCACAAGGGTAGTGTAAAAGAAACCGTCAAAGATATCCTTGGTGGATTGAGGTCTACTTGTACTTACGTTGGCGCAAAAACCTTGAAATCGCTAAGTAAATGTACTACCTTCGTTCGAGTGAATAATGGTAAACAGTACAACCAAATGTTTGAGTCTCAAACCATAGGTGACTAATGTCTGAAATTTCTTCAATACAAGAAGTAACGCCAAGAGTAAGCACCTATTCTTACAGCCAACAGAGCGTTTATGGTTCATCTCTTGAAGGAAAGAGCAAAGTTGTAGAGACTACCTTCACAGTCACTTTGTATGATAGGAATGGATACAAACAAACAACAGAAAACACTTCAACCCGTTCCTATTATGTTTAATGAAATCAATAACTTACCAGTTTACTTTTTAGGATTTTAATGCTATAATTCTCGGACACACACTAAAAGGTTCTACTATGTTTAGAAAAACTGATGTTGATTCTCGAATTTTACGTGCTATTGAAAACTACCCTGAAAAAACCTACGTCCCTGTTCACCCTTCTGATTATTACGCTCTTAGGTTTGCGGGTCGTCTTAATTCCTTTCCGTTGCCCCTCTATTGTCTTGGTACTGGCGGTTATAAAAAACCTATTGAAAATCAATAGGTTGCCGGTTTACTTTTTCAATGTGATGTGTTAAAATAGTAATAAATTGAAAGGAACCCTGCTTATGTCTACTCGTGCTACTTACCAGTTTGATTCCCCAGCGACAGGTCGCGAAACTTTCTACATCCATCACGATGGATATTTTACTGGCGCTGCCGGTTATTTCCGCAAGGCATTTGAATCATCTCAGTCGGGTACATTAGCAGAGAAATTCTTTCGCGCCAACGAGAATGCAAAGTTTACTTCTGCCGCTGAAAATCATGACGACACCGAGTTTCATTATACCGTTTCCGGTTGGGGCAAATTGCTGGTTGCCTACCAAAGACGTCCGTTCGGATCGAGCGATGAACTGCAGTGGGTCGAGAAGTTTCGCGGTTCAGTGAAAGAATTTGTTAACTATTATAATCCTTTGAGGGGGTAGAGTAATGAAAGACTATTTTTTCGATTTTGTTGAAGCGCGTGGCGAGTTGGCAGCTTCGCGAGTGGTACTACAGAATCTGGTTCGTGCAATTGAATCAGACCTTCCAGAGACGCGTGAATTTTTGCTGGACGTTTCCCTGAAGTTGGCAAAAGAACAGATAGTTGCCAATGAGAAAATATTAGAAAAGGAGGCAGCGTAATGGATCGTTTAGATTTGAGTGGTAAGGATCAAGAAGCATTGTGTGAGTTGCTTAACGAGTTGTGTAAGACTCACGACTGGTTCTACACAATGTCTGATGACAGTCGTGCTTATCATGATGGTCTTGCTAATGCTGATAAGATCAACCACGTTCGTGGTGTTCTTGATGCTATGGGGTTCGGTATGACTGCTGAGACCATTATCGGCGATTATAAACCCGCAAAAAGGGTTGCGCACTAATGGATACATTTTTTAATTTGTTGATTGGTGTTGTCTTTGTTCTTTGGGTTGTTGCCGCAGTATTATATCCAATTTTTGAAGACCGCGATCGAAAACGATTCGACAAAAGTGATGTGAAATATAATGATGGAGATAATACATGAGTGAATTAACCACGAACCCCAAAGCACACCTCAACGGGTCTTATGTAAAGTTTGAGCGTATGGGTAAACGTTGTACGGGTTTCGTTGAAGAGGTTTTTGACGATGGGTTTGCTGTTGCTACCGTGGCGCATAATGACGCAGGATTTCCTCATCATAATACCGATTATGTTGTGTTTGTTAAAACCGAGGAGGCATATCAATAGTGAGAGTTTTTGGATCTTATAAGTATGACTTTAATGGTCGTAAACGCAAACCTCAAAAACCGAAAGGAGAAGTCTGTGTCAAATATGTCCCGCCTAAGTTTCAGGAATACAAACCAAATTCGTCGTATGCAAGCGAACGTGCGGCAGAGGCAAAACTCTACCCGTCAGCACCTCTTACTCCAGCAAAGGCAGGAGGCGACAAAAGAGAGTCCCAGCAGTACACAGGAGACTTCGTTATCGGCATCGCCACCCTCCACAAGTCCAACGCAGTTCCGGTAACCAACCCGAAGTATGCGAAAGAAATTTCGGATATGATATCATGAGAAAAAAACTTGGTGCATATTCGTTCCCCAATCCAGAGACTCGTGCTGGTGAGTTGATAAAGCGAAGAAGATTACAGATGTTAATCCATAGTTGTCTTTACTACTCATTAAATGAGAACATCTGGGATGACATAACTTTCGACCAAAGAGCGAAAGAATTAGCGAATCTCATTCAAGAACACCCAAACGCTTACTCTGATCGATTCGACGAGTATTTTGAGGGATGGGATGGTTCTTCTGGGTTTCATTTACCGCATCGAGACCCATGGGTTCTTGCTGCGGCACAAAGATTAATAGAAGGAAATTAGATGTATTTACGTGATTTTATTTATGATCATTCAGTCAAAATTCAAATAGCACTGTCAGTGCTCGTTCTTTTATTTGCGGTCGACCCTGTAGAATATTTTCTCAGTGTTGGACTTGCCATTTCTGCTTTCCTAGACTGGAAAGATGGAAAACCTTTAGTATGATTGATTACACTAGTCGAAAGTGGAACAGTCTAAGTCAACTTAAAGATACCATCGAACGCGATGGTAAAGAGCAAGTAATATCATTTAATGGTTATGAACTAGTGACTAAAAAATGGCGTTACGGATTATATGATTCAATACTAGTGAGGAAACCACGTGGCAGAAAGATATCGTCGTGAAGTAACTGTTTGGGACAAATGTACCTATGAACAAAAAAATCATGTGTACATTACACAAGGAACGAACCTACTTGGATATGTACCAGTAGGTGGTAAAGAAATTCGTTTCAAACAACCGTTGAAACAATGGAGTGTTACTCGACGCAAATTCGTAGATCTAACCAAAAAAGAGATTGCCCAACTTAAATCCTTATAAATAAACTGTAGTTGATAATGATATAGAATGAGAGGATTATGAAGAAGATTATTTTTATTATCGGAATTTTTTGGTTTTGTTCTACGTACGCGGAAGAGTCGACTGAAGAGTCAACCGTTGACCCGATTATAACAGAAAGTACAGTGACTACTAATACTAATTCAACAACTGAATTAAAGTCGCCACCTGCTTCTGCTATATCGCCAACGATTAATACTTCGAATTCTGATCTCTGTACATTCGGTGTTGCTGGCGCAATACAAACGCAGATTCTTGGCATCTCTACAGGAACACAGGTAGTTGATGAGAACTGTGAGCGGTTGAAAAATGCCAAAACACTTTATGATATGGGAATGAAGGTCGCTGCTGTTTCTGTTATGTGTCAAGATGAACGAGTATTTTCTGCGATGATGAATGCAGGAACTCCTTGTCCTTACGACGGAAAGATCGGACAAGCAGCAAAAGAAGCGTGGGAAATAAACGAAAGCGAACAACCGAAAAATGATAAAAAAGAAGGATTGAAAGATGGTACTAAGACGCTGCTTGGCGGTGCTGGGGTTGCTTCTTTACTCCTCTTACTGCTTATCTGAAGAGGTTTACGAAACGTCTCCGAATGCTGCTGCATTTGGACTTAACTGGGTGATGACCAACATATTACCTCAACAGGCAGGACTGTCCGTCAATAGCGTAGTCTATCGATATACTGCAGTAAAAGAAGATGAGTGGAATATGCTCGTTCATGTGCAGAATGAAGATGCAGAAGGAACCGGATATATTTTTCGCGAAACCGACGATTGGTCTAATCGACCTGGAAATACTGTCAATAAAGTAGTTCCTGTGGCAAATATACCAATACAGCGTTGGGGTGATGGGTCGATTGAGGTAGAAGGTCAGGGAACAGTAGAAGACGCTACTGTTCTATATAACTATCAGTACGACACTTGTTTTAATGTCACGACTGATCCGAATTGTCCTGGATTCATTCCACCATCTGAAATGATGGCAATGATACCAGAAGTTATTGACCCTTTGGATGACGAGTTTGTTCAACGGGAAATGAATAAAAAGGCGAAGAGAGAAAAAGAGATAGAAGAAGAAGAGGATAGGAAAAGAATCAAGTTGAAGAAACTTGAAGAAGATACTCGACTAGACCAAATACTTGGCATAGTAGATCAATCTTTAGTAGACGCAGACGCAGTTCTTAGATATGAAAATCTAGTGGGTTTGTCTGCATTACCGAGTTCTTATATTAGCAACATTCCTGATACTGTGTATGAGGAAACAATAGTATTGAAAGACGCGACTTTGCCAGATAATAAACAAGGTCGCAGAGCGAATTTCGCTCAACAATTGCTCCATGAGCAAATGGTTGATTTACAGTATGATTAATTTTAAACAAAGGAGTTACAAATGAAGAAGTTCATTTTACTGTTAGCAACACTTTTCGCGTCGAGCGTTTATGGAGTAGAAGTTCCCATTCAAGGTAATGTTGAATCTAAATGTGTTATTACTCTAGATACAAATGGTGTCTATGGTAACCCGACACCGAGCGATCTAACTACCTTGCCAGCAAGTGGTGGTGTTCTTCCTGTTGTTCGATATGATGTAATACAAGCAGATTACTACAAAGCATCAATTACTTACCCGACATCGTTTTCCGAAAGTCCAAGTCTTTCTGACACAGTTGACTGGGCAGGTAGCGTATCGGTAGACCAAGTGTCTGATGCTAACATGTCAGCGTATGATACAAACAAGGTCGAGTTCAATAATGTTACTGAAATCGAATTGACAGTTGCAGGAAGTACATGGTTTAAAGTCCAATCATCAGCAGACTATGGATTTGATAAAGCATTCCCTGCAGGAATTTATCGGGCAGTAGTTGAGGCAGAGTGTATCGCTCTGTAATTTATGCATAAATTTGTTATGTTCTTTTTGATGATGATTATATCGGTGGGTGTTAGTGCTCACCAATGGACACCTACCTATCCAGAGTTAAAACCAGCATATATGGATGGTGTATTGGTCGCTGATCTTGAATTGTTTAACACAAGAAATGATGTGGAGTATTTTGAAGTTTCTGTATTTGATAAAGATTGGAAGGCAATTAAGTTTGCAACAACTGAAAAAATATTTTCTGTTCCCTTTCTGAAAAGAAAATCGATATCAGTTTATATTAGAGAGCAAGACAAATTTAAGATTACATACATTTGCTCTAAATCTAAATTGTTGTCAGAAGAAATATCACGGGCATTGGTTTCCTCGAGAATATGCTCTAAGATAAAACTATGAAATTAATATTATTGGTGGTGATTGTTATGGTTTGGTCAAGCATGGCGTGGGGTCAATCCACGTCGCTTAACCTAGCAATACCACAATCTCAGCAGAGTTATCAGTCTGATAGGATTAGAGCGGGAGACATTGAATGTTCTATGGCAATCGGGTCGTCGACTAATGTAGAGTTTGGGGTTGTCGGTATTCTTAACCAGAACAATCCTTTTAGTAATACGGCAGGATTAGACGCGAACTCTGCGATGATGTATAATGATTGGCGTGATGATAATCGTTTCATTAGAGACGTTGGTGTTTACTCTAAGATAACGATACCAATTGGTGCACCAAAAGAAAGGTT